GGACAAGATCCTTATCCGCAGCTTGGCGTTGCAGATGGAATTGCATTTAGTTGCAGTAGAAAAGGTAAAGCTGAAAAGTCATTACAATATATACTTAAAGCCCTTGAAGATAAGGATGGAGATGTAGATTTAAGACGTTGGTCTAATCAAGGCGTGCTCTTAATTAATACAGCATTTACATGTGAGATAAACAAAATTGGTTCTCATTATGGTATATGGAAATCTTTTACAGAACATGTCTTTGACAATATCAATAGGCATAACCCAAATACAATATTTATATTGATGGGTAAGAAAGCAGAAGCATGGCAAACTTTACTTCCTAACTGTAAAATTTTAAAATGTCCTCATCCAGCATCTGCTGCATATAGAGGAGGAGAATGGGATTGCAATGATGTATTTAACAAAGCAAACACAATGTTAATTAAGCAAGATAAAACTTGTATAAACTGGTAATAATGGGTATATTTGTTACCCCGTAATAGTAATTAAATGGTTGACACTCAAAAGATTAAGCAAAAAGCTCAGATAGAGCGCTTTAAAAAAAGATTTTACAGAGAGCATGATATAAAGTTGTTTGTATTGACTCCTGCAATTTCTAAATCTAATTTAACTCTATCAATGTATAAGCAATTAACTATGCTTGCTGTTGTTGAAGAACACCCTAAGTATGCAAAGTATAATTTCAAAACTAAATCAAGAGAGCGTGACTTTATATTGTATATCCAGGCAATGAGTTTCTTAGCCAGTAAAGATGGTTATTCTAAAACTTCTATTGGAAAAGCAATTTATAGAAACCATGCTACAGTTATAAACTCTTGTAGAATAATTAATAATGGTATAGAAACCAGAGATAAAAAAATCTGTACAATACTGCAGAATTTACAAACTAAAATAGATACATATGTGGGAACTGTTGCAAAAAATATTGAAAGAAAAGATGACACCAAACCAGTGTCTGATCCTATTTGGGATGAAGCAAGGCGTTTCATCAACAGCTAGTAGTAAATTAGATAAAGACATATTGGTTTCTAATGGATTTTTAATATTTGAAAAGGATACATATAAGTTAACACCAAGCGCAAAAGCGTTCTGTGCTAAGCTTGACAATTATTTTATTAAAGCAAAGAAGAAGACTGATATTCAGCTAATGGGTAAAAACTTCTCTGAGCAAATAAATGCATATAGAGAAACATTTCCTAATACTAGACTACCTAGCGGTAAGCCTGCAAGAGTAAATGTAAAAATGTTATCAGAATCATTTAGATGGTTCTTTGAAACATATGATTATGAATGGCCTGATGTTATAAAAGCAACTAAGATGTATGTAAATGAATACCGGGATGCAGAGTATATGTATATGCAGACCAGTCAATACTTTATATGCAAGCAAGATAAGCATAAAGTTAAGTCTTCTACTTTAGCTGACTATTGTGACATGATTAGAGATGGAATTGATACAGAAGAAAAAACTTTTAAAGAAAAGGTAGTATAATGGGTAAAACTGATAAATCATGGGTAGGACAACATGCTGCATTTAGCGAAGCATTAAAATATATGAACGCTAGGCAAAAGGGTGAAGAGAAATCTATATACACACCTTGGCCTAAGTTTAATGATGCTGCTACTGATGGTTTAGAATGGAATACTCTAACTGTTATTGGTGGTAGGCCTGGTTCAGGTAAAACATTAATCAAAGATCAAATCATTAGAGAGTCATTTGCACTTAACCCTCATGATGAGTTTAGAGTATTAGAATTTCAATTTGAGATGGTGGGTAGAACCTCAGCAATCAGAGAATTTAGTTCTATGACTGGTAAAACATATAAGGAATTGTGTAGTGCAGGTAGTATTTTACAACCGGAAGTATTGAATAAGTGTTTAATGTATGCCAAGGAAAGAGTTAAGAATCCTGTAGATATAATTAGCACGCCCTTAACTGTAAATCAAATGCGTGAGCAAATTGACATGTATATGAATTTACATAAAGGTAAGAAGACAATTGTAACACTTGATCATACAATGTTAGTCAAGAGAGCACCTTATCAAAATAACACATTAGATATGATGTTTGAGTTAGGTGAGTTTTTTACACAATGTAAAAGGGATTATCCCATTCTGTTTATTGCTTTATCACAATTAAACAGAAACATAGATAGTCCAGAGAGAGCAATTGACGGTAAGTATGGTAACTATATATTAGAATCAGATATTTTTGGTTCAGATGCAATGTTACAGCATGCGGATATGCTAATAGGTATTAACAGGCCAGCTAAGCAAAAGATTAGATACTATGGTCCTGATAGGTATATTATAGAAGATGACAAGACGTTAGTTTTACATTTTCTAAAAGCAAGAAATGGTGATGCTAGAATGAGTTTCTTTAAAGCTAAGTTTGAACAGATGAAGATTGAAGAAATGCTAACACCATCACAACAAGAAAGAAGATAAACACTTAAAAAATTAATTAATGGCAATATCAACTGCAGAGCGTAAAAAAAGAGTCTCTGATTTAAGAGAGTTGCATGAAGATTACTTTCAAACAGAAGGTAAGATTAATGCATTATACATACCTAAGATGGCATACAGGCCTTCTGGTAAGGATGAGTTACACGTAAGCTTTTTTCCTAGTGAATTAGAGAAAGAAGAAGATATATATACAGAGTTTGTAAGTATAGACTATGTAAGTGAAGATTCAAAGAGAACGTTATATCTTTTGCATTATAACCCACACTGGAAATCAGAGTATGAACTTGTAACTTCTAACTCAGGATTTCAAAGACATATGATTCCTGTAAGTGAGTTAAAAGTAGTTAATGATATAGTTACTGCTCCTGCAAAACCAAAGTTCTCTACTAAATCTGTAAAGAGTGAAACATCTAGTAATATTGCTGATGTATTTAATATTGCTGACCCAGAAGCAACACCGTCTTCAGACTTAGTTAACAAATTGGAAGAAATTAATCAAACCTTGATAACCTTAACCAAAGTAATTAATAAATTTAATAAATAGATATGGCGCAAAGTGTATTAGTCATAGCAGATTCAGGAACTGGAAAATCCACTGCTATTAGAAATTTAAATCCAGATGAAACTTTTATCATAAACATTGCTAATAAACCATTACCCTTTAAAGGTTGGAAGAAAAACTATACTTTAATTAGTAAAGAAAATCCTAAAGGTAATTTAGCATCAGCTTCTTCTGCTATAGGCATTATGAAAGCTATAAAACATGTAGATGAGAAAATGCCTGCAATCAAAACTCTAGTAGTTGATGACTGGCAATATATGAGCTCCTTTGAGTATTTTGATAGAGCTAATGAGAAAGGTTATGATAAGTTTACTCAAATTGCGGCTAATCTTGCCCAGGTGGCTAAGATGCCTAAAGATTTAAGAGATGACTTAACTGTAATTTTCTTAACTCATTCGGAAGATTCAACAGATTTAAATGGAAATAGAAAGGTTAAAGCAAAAACTATAGGTAAAATGATAGACAATACTTTGACTTTAGAAGGCTTATTTTCAATTGTGTTATTTGGTAAAGTAAATAAAAATGATGATGGTGAACTTGAATATGGTTTTGAAACTCAAAACAATGGAGAGAACACATGTAAATCACCTCAAGGTATGTTTGAAGAACGCTTCATCCCAAACAACCTACAGTATGTAAAAGACTGTATGAAAAAATATGAAGAATAATTAATAAATTAATAAAACAAAAATTATGTTAAGTACCAGTGGAATGTCAGCCGGAAGCGGTAAAGAAAAACCAGTAATTGGACCAGGAAATCAAGTTGTTAAAATCAACTCAATCACATTTGATGTAACGCCATATGCTGCGGATGCATTTAATATTATGTTACATGTAGAATCAGAACCTATAGAAGGAGAATTTCAAGGTTTCTTATTAGATCCTAATAATCCAAATAGTCCGCGTTATGCAGGCCAAGTAGGAAGAGTAAGATTTTCTCAGTATGCATATAAAGATGCTATCTTACCAAACGGTAATGAAATCAGTAGAGACACTGAAGTTATGAAAGCAATGATTTTTCTTTCAGAGCAAATTGGTAAGAGAACTGAGTTAGATGCTATTCAAGCAAATACTATTGAAGAATTTATGCTTAAATGTAATACTGTATTATCAGGACCTACATATGTAAATGTTTGTTTAGGTACCCGTGAGTGGGAAAACAAAGATGGTTACATAAATAATGATCTTTACTTACCAAAGCTAAGCAAAGCGGGAATTCCTCTTGAAGCTTTAGGTGTAGAAAATTCTAGATTAATTACATATAATGTAAATGATAAGAATCACTACAGACCTGTTATAGTTAAAGAAGTACCAGCAACAAATGCATTTGAACCAGCTCCAGCATCAGGTGATGATTTTGATTTGTAAATCAATATAATAATATTAAGAGGGGGTGATCTAGGTTGTCCCCTTTTTTTTATTTAATTTTAGCCTTTATGTTTAACACAAAAAATTTAGTATTAGATGAACAAGATATACCCAGTTATTGGGTATTTCAGTATTATTTAAATCTGTCTGAGCCGTTGACGGGTCAGGATATAAAGCTAACATCTATATTTAATCCAAATGAGAAGACACCAAGTTTCTGTATATATGTAGATAAGAAGATTAGACAATATAAGTTTAAAGATTTTTCTACAGGAAGAAACGGTAATAAAGTTGATTTGGTAAAGATGCTATTTAATATAGAGTATCCAGAAGCTGCTAGAAGAATAGTAAAGGATTATAATTTGCATGTAAAGACTAATGGTTTTGAAGAAGTAAAATTTAAGCCAGAAGCAAAATGGAAAGTAGACTTTATTAAGACAAGGCCTTGGAATGAAACTGATGGTAAATATTGGTTGTCATTTAGAATAGGTATGTCTATATTATCAGAATATAATGTAAAACCTATTGAGTATTATAATTTAGTTAAAGAAGATAAGAATAAAGTAGAATCTCTTACTATAAAAAATGCATGTCTTTACGGTTATTTTGATAAATCAGGTGAAGTATTTAAGATATACCAGCCTACCAGTAGCAAGCATAAATTTCACAAAGTAAAAAAATATCTTCAAGGTTATGATCAACTTAAGTTTGACAAGCCATATTTAGTAATATGTTCTTCTCTTAAAGATGCATTGTGCTTGAAGAGTATGGGTTATAATATAGAAGTATTAGCTCCTGATAGTGAAAATACAATGATAAAAGCTTATGTAATAGAGCATTTAAAAAAGAAGTACAAAAAAGTAATAACTCTCTTTGATAATGATGAGGCTGGCCTCAAGGCTGTTGAAAGATATGCTAATGCATATAAGATTAACGGTTTTGTACCAACTATATGCAAAGACATATCAGACGCTATGAAGTTACATGGTTTTGATAAGGTTCATGCAATGCTAAAGCCATTATTGAAAGAAACATTAAATAAATAAATATGATAGAAGCAATAGGTTGGCTAGCAATAGCCGTAGTAGTAATGATAGTTGGAAAAGCAGTGGCTAAAAAGTTATGGCCAGAAGACTGGAATAATGATGTATTTTAATATGGAATTACATAACGTACCTAGAAATAGTAGAATAAGAGTAATTACTCAAGATAAAGTACCGCCCGGAGCTCCGCCCGTTGATGAAGGAGAAGAACTTAACTTTAGATCTATAGATGGAATGTATAGTTACTGTACCAGAGATAATGGTGAAGTAGTACATTTAGTAGCATGGACTGAAGTAGAAATAATAAAAGACTATGTCAAATAAAAGATGGTTTATACCAGGATCAGTTCCAAGTAGTAAGAATGGCCGTAGATGGACAGGTAAATACTTTATAGCTAGTAAAGCTGTAATGAACTATAGAAAGATTGCTAAAGATTATTATGCAAAATATGCAGATGATTTTAAAGCTGAGCTTGCTAAACATTCATTACCAGCAAAAATATCTTTTACATTTGTTAGAGGATCTCGTCACAAGTTTGACTATATAAACCCTGCACAAACGGTACAGGATGATATGGTTAAAGCAGGATGGATTGAAGATGACAATGCAGAATTTATTTTACCCGTCTTTATTCAATATACTTATGATAAAGAAAAACCAGGTGTTTATATTGAAATATTAAATAATGAACAAGATAACAATTGATGATTTTTTTACAATTAGGGCCTTGTTAAATGGTTCCTATGAAGATTTTCAAATTGCTATTTCCAATTTAGATAATTTAAAATTTGCTGATAAACGCATAGTTGACTTATTGTTAGCTAAATCTTTATCATTGGAGAAAAGAAGTAAGTTTATAAATTGCGGTACTGTAGAAGTTAAAGTTCGTGATCCCTTATTAATAGGTATTAATCTTTTTAACTATATACAAGACCATGGTAATAGTAAATTGTACAAACAAATACTTTATAGAATAATGAATACTTAAAGAAATGAATAACATACAAGACTTAGTTGCTAAAACAACTAAAGAATTAATTTTGACAGAGCCTTTTTATGGGCTCTTTTTAATTGGTATCAATAAGAAGTTTACTGATCAAATTCCTACAGCAGGAGTTAGTAAAAATGGTATTGGTATGCAGTTGACTATAAACCCTGAGTTTTATACAAACTTAAATAATTTACACCGGCTTGGTTTAATTAAACATGAATTGTTACATATAGCTTTTGGTCATCTGTTGATGAGAGATCTATATAGTAATCATAAACTGTTTAACATAGCAGCTGATTTAGAAATCAATCAATACATAGACAGCAGTAAATTACCTGAAGGCGGTTTATTATTATCTAGCTTTCCAGAATTAAATCTTCCTAAGAAGGCAGGGACAAAAGTTTATTATAATCTTTTAGAACAAGCACAGGAAGACGGAACATCTCCTTCATTAGATAGCCTGATGAATAAGATGGATGGTGAATCTCAATATTGTCATGGTACATGGGATGAGTTTGATGAATTATCTGAACCGGATAAGAAACTTTTGGAAAAGCAAGTTGAGCACCAGTTGAAAGATGCTGCTGAAACTACAGTTAAAAGACAGGGTAATATACCAGGTGAGTTTAAGGACATAATAGAAAGATTGTTTCATGTAGAGCCAGCTAAATTTGATTGGAAAAGTTATTTAAAAAGATTTGTTGGTAATTCTAGTGTAGTATATACTAAAAAGCTGAGACGTAAATACAATAAGCGTTATGCTGCTAACCCAGGTCTTAAGATTAAATTTAAGAATCATATTCTTGTTGGTGTTGACACTAGTGGATCTGTAAATAATGAAGAGCTAAAAGAATTTTTTAGTGAGCTTGCACATATGAGCAAGACNGGTCATAAAATTACTGTTGCACAATGTGATACTAGTTTAAGAACAGTAGAAGAATTCAATCCAAAGAAAGATTGGGAAATACACGGTCGTGGTGGGACATCATTCCAACCAGTTATTGATCATTATAATGAAAAAGGGTCATACACGGCACTTATATACCTAACAGATGGTGAAGCTTATGCACCAGATAACTGTCCTAAAAACACATTGTGGTGTTTAAGTAGTATATCTGAAATAAATAATGAGTTACCAGGACTAGTAATAAAATTAAATTAATAAAGATGGCACAAGTAAATTTAAATGTAACAGAATTAAAAGGGTTTGTAAATCACATAATTACAAACAACAGGTACCTACAGGCTAATGGAAAAAGCCCTGTATCTGTAGAAGTAGTAGGGGAATCAGGTATTGGAAAGACTTCAACAATTGTAGAATTAGCTGAAGAAAACAAATTAAAATTTGTAAAACTAAACTTAGCTCAGATAGAAGAGCTTGGTGATTTAGTAGGATTTCCCGTCCGTCAGTTTCAGATGTATAAAGAAAAGACTGTAACGCCTAAAAAGTTAGATGATTTAACTTATACAGCAGCACAAAGATCTGCCGCCGCAGCTGATTTAGCTAAAATGACACCCGTTACTAAAAAAGTAGGNATGTGGGTTGATGAGTTAGCAGTGCAAGAGTATCTTAAGAATGGATACAAGATGACCGGTAAAAATAGAATGTCTTACTGTGCTCCTGAATGGATTGCAGATGCAAAGGCCGGTGGTATCTTATTACTGGATGACTGGAACCGTGCAGATACAAGATTTATTCAAGCAGTTATGGAATTGATTGATAGACAATCTTATATATCGTGGACATTACCAAAAGATTGGCACATAATGTTAACAGCAAACCCTGATAACGGTGACTATATGGTTAACTCTGTGGATTCAGCACAGAAAACTAGATACGTGACCGCAAACCTCAAGTTTGATGTTGATGTGTGGGCACAATGGGCAGAAGGTGCAGGAATTGATACTAGATGTATTAACTTTCTGTTACTTCACCCTGAACTAGTAACACAAGAAACTAATGCAAGATCTATTACAACGTTTTTTAACTCTATCTCTAGTTTTGATAGCTTTGAAAATAACTTATCACTAATCCAAATGATTGGTGAGGGTTCTGTAGGAGATGCNTTTGCTTCTATGTTTACTACATTTATTAATAACAAACTGGATAAACTAGTTACTCCAAAGGATTTGTTGACTCATGAAAATGAATCATATATCTTAGGAGAGCTGAGAAGTTGTATTGGTGATGATGATTCATATCGTGCAGATATTGCATCAACGCTAGCAACACGTTTAGCTAACTTTTCTGTTGTTTACTCTAAGGAGAAGACAGTTAATCAAAAAATTACTGATAGGTTGATAAGTTTATGTACAAAAGATTATTTTACTAATGATCTTAAGTATTTAATTGTACGTACAATCTTTAATGGTAATAAGCAAAAGTTTAACAAGATGATGATGAATCCAGAGATCATTAAAATGACAATGAAATAATATGGCAAATAAATCAGTATATCAAAATTATGATACTGATGCATTAAACCACTTTGATTTAGCAGCAGCTCCTTTGTATGGAGTTGTTGCTGGATCTATTGTGGAAGATGTATTAGTTACTCAAGACAAAACAACATATGAAAATATAGAGCGCATATTAAGTGTTCCTAATGAATCAGATATTACATTTAAAACCAAGAAGAAAGCTTTTATATTACCTAAGTGTAGTGTATCTCAAGATAGATTAAAAGCAGCTCTTAAAGAACACGGTATAACTGTAACTAATGATTATGAAAAAGCAGATTTAATAATTGGTCATGAAGATATATCTTATAATTATCAAAACGGAGAAAATATACTAACTAGTATAATGCTTTGCAAGCTTTGGAATTATGAAACAACAAACGGTTCTGGCTTAGCTAATAGTAATACACATATAGGCACACTATTATCTCATCATAAGAATGCAGTAGTAGTTACACAAAAAATTACTGATGTAATAAGATACTATGATTTAGATATAGAAACTAACCTTTATGATTCTTGGATGATAACAGGTATGGCTATAAATTTAGCATATAGAATTCATTCTGGTTTAGCTGGAGTAATAGATCCTGAAACCGTATTGCATAGTTCTGCAAACAAAATGGTAATGGATGAGTCTTTACTAAAAGATCTTAAGACACAATTAAATGCATATGGTGATGATAAAGCTTTGGCTCTTAAAATTATACCTACAATAGATTATACAAAAAACTATCACTTATTGTGGCAGTTTGCTCAAGATTGTAGTATGATAACTTATGCTGATAACAAGGATAAAGATTTAAAGTATTGGATTAAAATTTCCAGGTTTAATTTGTTTGAAAGAAAGAGTGCACAAGGAATGATACTTTGGTTAGAAGAGAATAAAAAACTTTGTAATACAACTTTTAGATATTTAGAGCCCATAGTAAGAAAGGAAATAAGTATTAATAATAGAGATCTTTATACATTTAAGGTTGCTGTTAAAAAAGAGTATCAAAAATATTTAACAAAAGAAAAAATATGAAATCAAAATATACAATATCAATAGATGTTAATCCTGAAGAAATTAATGGACACGTTCCAGAATATAGAGTAACTGGGAATAGGATCAGTTGTAATGATACTGATTCAAAATGGTTATCTTCTACAGACAATTGGAATATAACAAATAAGGATTTGATTGGTTTAGGATTTAAGAATTTTAGTTTAGATACTGAAGATAACATTGATTTACAGGATAAGAAACTATATAGATATCCTAAGTTAGATCTACCCAGACAAAAGGTAGATTTACTTAAAGATAAATTTAATTGTAAAGTTATACGTGATCGTAAGAAAGCAGATATACATGTAATATCTTTTAAGTTTTTAGATGATCTTATAACAACAGATTGGGGAAGTAGTATAGATTTTTCTTCAGCATTTCAACTGTTTAAATTTATGAAAACAGAAAATCTAATAACTCCTTGTGGTTTAGATAAAGTAAAAGAAATTGTTTCTGAGATACCCCATGACTCTAAGATTGTTTTACAGATTCGCTACTATAATAGAAGAAATGATCAAAAATCTGATGACATACATACCCTAATAAGGGATTATACTGATTCTATAAACACAAAAAATCAGTATAATAGAGATTATGTAGTAAAAACACCTGCGGTTCCTATTTATAATAGTATTTTAAATTGTCAAGCTCAAATTGTTACAGATATTGATATTTGTAATATAATTGATCAGGACCTAGCAGTGTTAGATACAAGTCAATATAAGACTATTCACTCTATGATTATTAGTAATGACATAGATAATAGAAGTTTAGCTTTAGAAATGTTATCTAATTGCAATATTAATAAATCCTTTGATGTAGTATCTAGTTTATACTATTGGAATTGGGACTGGTTAAAATCCACTAACAATTGGAATACTGTTAACGTAAAGGCATTTAGAAAAAGAATGAAGTCATATGAAGGTGGTCGTTGTACTACATCAATATATTCATTTAATAATTACATTCAGAAGCTTATAGATGATAATAAACTTACGCAATATGCAGTAGATGAAACTAGAAAAAAGTTACATTCTACATTATTAGATAGTTTAATTGGTAAAGGCTCTGCTGTTTTTAAAGTAGACCTTGACTCTTTACAGCTTTCAGAAAATTTAAATAACAAAATTTTAATAAATGATTAGAAATAAAGAAAAGGAAGATCTGTTTTATGCAAAGAAAGATTTTTGCTTTAGCTATTCTTCCTTAAACAAATTATTGTTTTCACCATCCTTATTTTATAAGGAATATATATTATTTGACCGTGAGGTTAGAACAGATAAGCATTTAGTAGAAGGTAAACTTGTACATTGTTTATTGTTTGAACCTGAAAACGTTAAGGAGAAGTTTAGTATAACACCAGGTAAAGCACCTTCTGATAGTGTAAGAAAAGTACTAAAAGACATGTCTTTACATACTGATGCAAAAAAGTTATTTGATGTTCCATCTGAAATAGTATTGAGTTCACTTAAAGAAATGAATTTGTATCAGTCTCTTAAGACAGATGAGCAGCGCATTGTTAAGATTATAAAAGATGAGTTTGAACCTTACTGGGAATTCTTATCTAATACTAATGTAGATGTTATTGATCAAGATACTTTAACAAAGTGTGAAGAGAAGGTAGAAGCTATCAGAGAAAACAAGGATGTTCTTGCTTTATTTGAGCAGCAGCAAAGTGATTTTGAATTAGATCCTATAGAAACACATGCAGAGAAGTACTTAAAGTCTGAGTTAAAAGATAAGGACTTTGGCCTGCATGGTTATATAGATTTCTATAAGATAGATCATGAAAAGTTTGAGGTAACAATTTGTGACCTTAAAACAACAAGCAAAACAATCTCTGACTTTAAAGACACTGTGGACTTTTATAATTACTGGTTGCAAGCTGCTATTTATATGAAGTTAGTTTATGACACACTAGGTGAAAATGCTGAGAAATATACAATAACGTTTAAATTTGTAGTAATTGATACATACAAACAAGTGTATGTATTTGATGTAACTCAGGAGACTATGGATGCATGGGTATCTGGTTTAGAAGGTGTTATAAAAGTAGGTGCTCATCATTATGATAAAAGAAATTATCAATTACCTTATGATTTCTTGACAGGAAACATTAAATTGTAGTATGAGTGATGTATATACAGATTATTTTCAGAAGAGTAAAGTGTTTCTTTATCCTCTGTTGAAATTAAAAAAAGGTATTAAATATGTTCCTATACAAACTTATGTTTGTTGGGAGCATGTTTATACTTCTGGAGAATACAAATTACTATGTGAATACCATGCTAAATCAGGAAAAGGATTTAAAGAATTTTGTGATAGATATTTAACGTGTCATATATTCTTTGAAAAACACTTAGATATTGGAGAAAACAAACATATTTTTATATTCAATTTATCTCCTCATAAAAATGATTTTGTTAGGTTTTTAAATGGTAAATATTCTCAATTTAGTCTTGACAGTAAATTAACAATATTAGATTTTTTTAATTCATCAGGTAAGATGTTAAACTATGTACAATCTTTCTTATCTCCAGATAGTGCACATGAAGATTATGCTGTTGCATTTGGTGTAGATAAAGAATTAATTGAAGAAATCTATGAAGTGTGTAGCTTACCAGATATGGAAAAAGAAACATTTCATAAAGATAATGAAATATTAAATTGTCTATTAACAAAGAACTCCATATATTTGGAAAAATAAAAAAACAATTATGTCACAAACTATTGGACAAAATATGATGTTAGTAAATTCTAGTTTTAGAAATGCTAAATCATTTACATTAATTCCTGTGAGCAACGACTCACCATACGTAGAAGCTATGTTTGACCCAACGTCAAGTATTTTAGCTGTAATTAGTAAGGTTATGAAACAATCTTACCATATGGTTCCTAAATTAGATGATGAAGGGCAACCTATAAGATTAAAAAATCCTAATCAACAAACTGGTAAAACAGTTAAAGAAGAAAGAAGATTGGTTGACACCTTTTCTGAGTTTTATTTATCTGACAGACAAGATATTGAAACATTTATTCACATGTTTGCAGTTAATGCTGCTAGTTTTGACTTAGAGGAATTTTTTGTAGACTTACAAGAAACAAAAGTATCTAAACTTATATTACCTGGGCAATAGTTTTGAGAGAATAACACCTTATTGCCAATAAAAAGAAAACCTCATTGACGTGGGGTTTTTTTGGCTAAAAAAACTAGAAAAACATGGTAAAATTAAGTGATTCAGAAATAATGGATATAAATATCCTATTTGCTATGACCAAATGCATGGGTGAACTTGCACACGGGTTACAGTATATACATACGCAACAAGTCAAACAAAAAATAAAACATGTTATTAGAACAGTTGACTTATATGAAAAGGAAATAGATAAGAAGTTAGAGCGTCAAGGATCTCAAGAAGCAGTAGAAAGCATCTATGATAGTATTATGGATTTAATATTGGAAGCTAAAGTAGTAGCACTTAAAAATTACAAAGATGGAAACACTATTACAAATGAGGGAGAGAATAATGGCCATAGCTCTGAAAAAACATAAGACTATAAGAGGCGCTGCAAAAGCTTTAGGTATTAACGAAAGAACACTACACACATTTAAAGACAAGATCAATTATAAAAAGCACAAAGAATGAGACATTGGGTAATGGATTATGAGACTTTAGCTAATTGTTTTACCGGTGTATTTGAACATTATAAAACTCAGGAAACTGAGATCTTTGTAATTCATGACCTGCAAAATGATTTAGTTAGTTTTATAAGTTTTCTTGAAGAAAACATAAATAATAAAGAGTGGCATATATCTTACAATGGATTAGCATTTGATGCACAGGTTACTCACTATATATTAGATAATTACTATTTATGGAAAAACCTTGGTGGCTGTGAAGTAGCTGAGATAATTTATAAGTATGCACAACGTTGTATTCAAAAATCAAATAATAGAGAGTTTAGTGACTATCCACAGTGGAAAATGAGAATGGGTCAAATAGACATATTTAAAATGCACCACTGGGATAATATGGCTAAACGCTCTAGCTTGAAATGGATTCAGTATAGTATGGATTGGCAAAACATTATTGATATGCCTATTCATCACGAAACTTTAATTCATACACAGGCAGAGATTGATACAATATTAAAGTATTGTGTTAATGATGTTAAGTCAACTAAAGAAATATATAATAGATCTCATTCTCAAGTTAAGTTAAGAAAAGAACTTACTAAAGAGTATGGTATTAACTTGTATAGCGCATCTGAACCTCGTATAAGCAAAGAGATATTTGGCTATTTTCTTACAAAGAAGCTTAATATCCAAAAACGAGACCTTAAACAGATGAGGACTTACAGAAACACAATTAAAGTATCTGATATCATATTACCATACATCTCTTTCACATCTCCAGAGTTTAAAGTATTACTTGATAGGTTTAAATCTTTGGAAGTTGATGCTTTAAACTTAAAAGGTAGTTTTAAATATGCATTGGATTACAAAGATGTTAAGACTCATTTTGGTTTAGGTGGTGTTCATGGTGCCGCTAGCAAAGGTGTTTATGAGCCTGATGATGATATGATGATTATGTCTTCAGATGTAACTAGTTTTTATCCTAATCTTGCAATTAAGAACCAGTGGTCACCAGGACATTTTCCAAAGAAAGAATTCTGTGATCAATATGAATGGTTTTTTGAAGAGCGTAAGAAGATACCTAAGAGCAATCCAATGAACTATGTATATAAGATTATACTTAATTCTACTTTTGGTCTTAGCAATGATGAAAAGAGCTTCTTCTATGATCCTGAGTTGTGTATGAGAATTACAATTAACGGTCAACTATCCTTAATGATGCTTTATGAGCAGATTATGGAAAGAATTCCGGGTGCTATTGCTTTGTTACAAAACACAGATGGTGTAGAAACAATTATACCTAAAGCGTTTTATAATGAGTATATGACTATTTGTGAGGAATGGGAAGATAAAACTAATCTTAACTTAGAACATGATCAATATCAGAAATTAATTTTAGGTGATGTAAATAATTACATTGGTATAAATGATTGGATTAATGTTGACATTACTAAGTGGAGAGAAGTTAAAGAGAATCAGCCTCACTATCTATTTAAGGTAGAGAATGATAAGTTTAGCTTTGCTCCTGTTAAGTTAAAAGGACGTTTTGATTTTCATAACCTACAGCTTCATAAAAACAAATCTAAATTAGTTATACCAAAAGCAATTTATCATTATTTTGTACATAATACTCTTCCTGAAGAATATTTAGAAACAAACAAAAACATACTTGATTATTGTATTGGTGGTAAATCTAAAGGAGATTGGAAACAAGTAGCTAGGAAAATTAAAGATGGTGTTTATCATGAAGAAGATTTACAAAAAATTAATAGGTATTATATATCTAAAAATGGTGTAAAGATTGTAAAGGTTAACAAAACTGATCAAAGAGAAATACAATTAGAGGCTGGACGGTGGCTACAAGAAGTATTTAATGATATCAAAATTCAACCAAAATGGGAAAATTATGATATTGATAAAAAATANTACTTAGAAGCAATAGAGCAAGAAATCAATGGTATAATAGATGTATCATCAAATCAATTAAAATTATTTTAAATATGGATTATTTTGAATTAGAATGTGCAGTTGAAGAATGGGCACATGACAAAGGTATAATGTCTAAAGCTAGCCCTATGGCGCAAGCTTTGAAGACTTTAGAAGAATGTACAGAACTCTTAACTGCTATCAATAATGAAGATAGAGATGAGATAGAAGATGCTATAGGTGATATAGTTGTAACATTAATCATCCAAGCTAAAATGCAAAACGTTTCATTAGAAAGATGCTTAGAAAGCGCTTATAATGTTATTAGTAAACGCACAGGTAAAATGATCAACGGGCAATTTGTTAAAAATGATAACAATAGTTGAATGGAAAAGTAAACAACAATTTGAATCTAAAAAATTAGCTTCAGAATATTTTAAAATACCAGTATGGCTTATTAATAAAAGCATTAAAGGAAGATGTCAAGTGTCTTATGAAAAAGGCACTTACAGATTTCAAGAATCAAGAATTCAGACTGGTCTAACAAAAACATTAAATGTTAAAACTACAGATGTAATACCATTTGGTAAACATAAAGGTAAAAAACCTGAAGACGTACCATTAGGATATTTAATCTGGATGTATAAAAAAACAGATTGCCCAAGTTGTGTTTTAAAAGCATTAAAAGAAGTCAAAAACTTGTTTTAATTGTTATAATGAATTACCTTTACACTTTAAAAGTTTAAACTATGCGCTACAAAAGAGCAACAGAAACAACACAAGTTTATTTAGAAAATCAACCCTTACCAAACCATGGTAAGAGCTATACAGTGGTATCACACAAACAAGTGATAGAGAACACAAAAAAATTATTGGAGGATAGTGGTTTTACTATCCGTAGAGAACTATATAGAGCAAACATGAATGCCCAAGTAGCACAGGGTATATATCATATTTATCCTACACAGTCAAATGTTGATAAAATCAACAATGAGTCTGAATTAGGAATGATGTTTGCCTGGACAAACTCTTATGATAAGAGTACAAGATTTCAATGTGCAATTGGTGCATACGTAATGGTATGTAGTAATGGTATGATGTGTGGAGATATGATGAATTTTAAAAGAAAACATACAGGATCCGCAGTTCATGATATTTCAATGCAATTAAGCAATCAGATTAAAAGTGGTGAAAAGCATTACACACGCATCTTAAATGATAGAGATTCATTAAAGAATGTTACATTAACAAATCGTCAGCAGTCTGAATTACTGGGACGTTTGTTTGCAGATGAAGAGATTATAACATCTTCTCAAGTATCAATCATTAAAAAAGAAATGAAGAAGCCTTCTTTTAACTATGATTGTTCAGATGATAATGCTTGGGCTTTTTATAATCATGTCACACATTCTTTAAAAGTGTCTCCACCAAGAGATTGGATGCAAGACAGTCAAAACTTTCATGATTTTATGATGAATGAAGTTGTAGCTAATCAACCTATACCTGCTAATTCAGATTTCCAATGGGAAAATGTTGTGGTTAATAGTAATATTTCAGAAATTGATACGGAAGGTTTAGTTGATATTCAAGACCATGAGCTAATTGAAGTTGATGAAAATATTTCAGAGGGTCAATTACTGTATGAAGCATATACATCATAACAGTTGATTATTATACTGCAAATATTAGTAAGTATAGTATTTGTATATCTTTGCATATATAAAAACCAAGAATAGCTATTAAAATAGAGAAGGGGTAGTTTTTACACCACCCCTTTTCATTTTATTTTTAGTATTGTTTATGAGTATATTCTTATTTCAAACATCACTCGTTGAAATTGTTGAATATTTGTATTTGTTACTGCATTATATACTTTGAATTGAACGTCATTAACGCTTATATCAAACAGTCTACCAAAATTATGATCACTTGCTACATCAACTCCAAAGTCAACATATAAACTATTTTTATCTACCCATGGTGTATTAGGAGTAATAAAAAACTCATCTTGTCCACCTGGTCCTGTAAATGCATAAGTTTTACCTGTATTGTTTTGTAAAATAACAGCACCCCAAGTACCACCTGAATAAGTCATATATCCTACAACAGTAGTATAACCAGCACCATATATTGTACCATTAGCAACTGCAGTAACTCTACCTTGTTGATCAACTGTTAAGTTTGCATTAGTATATGCACCCGGTGTTACAGCAGTGTTATCTAAGTCAACTGTTAATGTATCTGTTGCAGTTACTGTGGTTGTTAAACCAACACCACCGGCTATTAATGCTGTATTACCTGTAGCTATTGTTTCTGCAGTTCCGGTATCTCCAGCTAAATCCCAACCAGCATAAGCTGCTGATTGAGCAAAGTTAATTGTAGTTGGATTAGTAGTAGTATCCATAGTAACTCCGGCGCCTGTAAACTCAAACATTCCTGATTCAGTATTACTACCTACTTTAATACTATTTACTGTATTAACTGATACTGCACTTATAGTTGTAGTTTTAACACCGCTTCCATCTGTATTAACTGATTGTGATAAACCACTACCAATAGTTACTTTATCAAACCAATATCCTTCTGCAGTATCTGCTGCGTCTATTTTAAACTTAGCATCAGCACCTGCAGCATAATCAGGAATGTTTAAAACTCCTGCCGCCAATGTTGCAGCACCAGAAGTACCTGTTGTTGTTAAACTTGTAACTGTTGCAGCTGGTGTAGTTGCCCAAGCACCATCTTGTCTTAAGAACTGACCTGCTGTACCACCATTCAAATCTAATGAAATTGAAGGTGTTGTTGTTCCATCCACAACTGCTGCAGTAAAAGCTGCAATATCTGTGGTAAAATCAACAGATGTAACTGTTCCACCACCACCGGTAGCATAGTCTGGTATATTTAATACTCCTCCTACTAAAGTAGCTGCACCCGATGTTCCTGTAGTTGTTAAACTAGTAAAAGGAATTGCTGGGAATGTTACTAAAGCACCATCACCCGATACATATTGACTACTAGCACCTTGCCAAGTAAAAGCAATAGCTGGCGTTGTAGTTGCAGTAGTAACACTAACTTGTAGTGCAGTACCATCAGTCGTTGAGCTTACACTTGAAACGGTATCGCCCCATAACAGTTGACTTGAACTATCAGAAATTAATATTTTACCTGCTGTACCTAAACTTGCAGCTGCATCTTTAATAATATAACCTTGGAATTCTACTGAACTATTAAAAGTAGTTAAATCATCATCTGGATCTTGACCTATAGTTAAAACATGAACAGCACCTATATCCTGTTGAATCATTGTTACTGCAGCAGCATCACCTATTGAACCAGCACCAGTCCACATTGCCATGTGTTTAGTTGTTCCTGTACCGGTTACACCTACAGAAGCTGAAGACCAACTTGCCGTAGTTCCGTCTGATGTTAATACTTGTCCAGCTGTTCCTATAGCTAGTTCTTCTTTGACGTTTGCCGCACTACCTCTCCAAATACTTCCGTATGTAAGAGATACAACCGGGTCATCATCTGACCAAACAACTCTACCATCTGCTAAAGATCTTAGAATTCGGTTTGCTGCTCCCGCCGCAGTGCCTGCAGAATCATGAATAACATTAAATAAAGATGTTTTATTTACTATGTCTCCTGATATTCCTAGATTTATATTTTTTGATAATATAGAATCTTCGTTAACTGTTAAGGCGCCTGTTATTGTTATTAAAGTATCTGTGCTATTTTGAGTTATGATACTATCCTTAAGGGCATCTAAAGAACATATTGCATCTTTCACAGTGTATACTGGTATCTTACCTTCTACACCGGAATTTTCAATAGTTACGGTTAAGTCTTGCCTTACATCACAAAAAAAATCCTGATACTTAATAGTAAAAGGTTCCATTTGTGCTATATAACTAGAAGAAGTATTTATTCTACTAGTAGATGCTAGTTTTCCAAATTCAAAATAATCTCTATCTCTTTCAAGGGTAGTTTTTTTCTTATTTCTTTTTAATAACCCTAATATCTCTTGTATTAATATGCTCATAACTTATATATATAATGCAGCTACTGTAACTGATGCTACCGCTGAGTATTCTATTTCTACAGTACCGTTTGTACTATTAAATGCTTCTGTTTCAAAAGGGCCTAAAAAACCCTCTTCACCTGCTGCAAGTATAAGTGTTGCTGTTTCTTTTACTAATGTTCCCAATAAAGGATCTACAACTGTTGTTATAACCGGAGTTACAGTTGAAGTAACAGACACACCACTTCCATTTTTAACATGAAAATATTGAATTCCTGTATTTAGTACTAAGTCTCCCGCTACTGCAGCAGCTGCGTAGACTGGCTTTAAACCAGATTGTGTAATTTGTTGTGCTGTTAATGTTGCCATATCTTTTTATTTACAGTATCCGTTTTTAAAAGCTTCTGATTGAACAGGCTCTATAGCTCTTGTTGAAACTTGCTTAGCTTGAAAACCTTGTGAAGCTAGTCTTTCTCTAGTTGCAGTTGCAGTTGCGTTTTTCTTTGCTTGAATTTTAGCAGGTATACTAGTAGGATTATAATATCCATTAGCCACCTTTCCATCTCCCATAGGGAATGATACTTTTTTAGCCATGATTATTTCTTTTTAGAGTTTGATCCACCATACATCATTGGATCTAATACACTACCACCATTCATAAAACCCATAAGACCTCCGCCTTTAGCCATTGCTCTCATTCCTGCTTTTTGTGGAGTTATATCCCCATCTCCGGCACCCATAGTAGATCCACCACCGTTACCATATTTTTTTACATTTCTCATAATTTCTAATTTTTATTGTTTTTTACTTTTTCTATTGATCTTCCACCAAAATAGGCACCAATTACTGTTATTAAAACTAACTGTAATAAATCAACCCACTTGTCTTCTACTATAAAATCTATAACTCCAGCGTCTATAAATACTAATATTACTGTTGATACAACTAAGAATACAAGAACCATAGGCCTCACATTTTTGCTGAGCCATGAATCTGAATTCATGTCTGAGGACCACCTTGAAGTTATTTCTTTTTCCATTTCAACTTCATGCTTAGCTATTAGCTCTTTTATTTTTAATTCAGCAGCAAGCTTCTCATCTTTTGATGTAATAAGTTCGTCTAAGACAGTACCTATCCCCTCAACTAATTTAGTTGCACCGCTTGAAAATAATCTTGTTATAAAGTTAGGCATATCTTTTATTTACCGCTATATGTATTATGTGTACCACCACCTAGTTTATATGCTTGTTTAGTTTCTTTACCTGTTTCAGCATTGCGTGCTAATCTTTTAGCATTACCACCTTTTCTCATTTTTTCAGTAACAGAACCAAACATCATTTGATCAAGCTCTCCACCAGTTCTCATTAATAACTTAGACTGTTGTCTAGTTAATTTTTGAGAAGGCATTGAACCTCCACGTTTAAAATATCCCATATCCTTAACTACTCCGGGTGCTTTCTTTTTTAAAGCAGCCAAACCTGGCTGTGATTTCGGATTAATCTTTTTCATAATTTAATATTTAAAAATCTAAAGTAAATGTTACAAAGAACAAATAAACTTTTACAGTTGTATAATTATATTTCTCATCAGGAAACATTGTTTCCCATCCTAAAGCAAATCTATCGTGAGGCCAATGAAAAGCTATCTCTAATTCCCAGTTCCCCATTAAAGAACAGATTTAGTTTTGCTACATAAACCTTGACGGCAATATTTTAAACAAACTTTACCCTTAGTAATCCATTGTATTAATAAGCAGACTTGTTTCATTTTACTGATTTTTTTCTACCTTTTCTAGATTTACCCTTAATTGCATCATCAATATCTCCAAGTTGATTACCAACTTCTTTTATTGCTCTCCCTACATCTTGTAACTCTTTGGAGGTTAGTTTATACCTTTTTTTGATTTCTTTTAATGTAGCTACAGCCTTTTCATCTAAAGAAGTTCTTGACCATATAGCTCTCCAATAATCTTGAAGGCTGTAAGTCCATATTACATTTATGATTTTTTTAAACATCTTTTCTATTATTAATGTGTATACTATTAATATACAAATAAAGATTTACTAACTCAAATAATTCTTATATTTGTTGTCTTACTGGTAAAATCTGTATATATATAATATACAAAATTTTTACTTAAATATCTAAAAATTACAAAATTATCTAATTATGAATAAAATTAACCCCGTTGTTTTTAAAAATAAATTTTCATTGCAAATACTACCTACTGAAACGCTATTAGGCATTAAGACAGTTAATTGTGAAGTACTTTGTGAAGATGATATCTATCGTCCTATAGTGGGATTTGAAATAGGTTTAATATTTTTTACTTTTTCATATGTAAATATGTCTATTTAAACTTTTTAATTAGGTATATTTTTTTTAAATTATATATACGTCTCCCAGCTGCATTTCTTTAAATATGAATGCAGCTTTTTAATCTATAATATTACTTGCATGAACAAAAACATTTTTAAGTCTAGAGAAAATATATTACCCTATGAGTACCCGCAGTTATTAGCATACAAAGATGCAATAAGACACTCATATTGGATAGATACAGAGTTTAACTTTACTGAAGATATACAAGACTTTAAAGTAACTATAGACCCAAAACAAAGGGATATCATTAAAAAAACAATGCTTGCTATTGCACAAATAGAAGTAAACGTTAAAACATTTTGGGCAGACATGTATAAACGAATGCCAATTACTGAAGTTGGTGATGTAGGAATGACATTTGCAGAATCTGAAGTGAGACACAAAGATGCTTATGCTAGATTACTTAGAATTCTTGGTCTTGAAAAAGAATTTCAAAATGTGATTGAGGTGCCGGCCATTGCGGGAAGGTTAAAGTACTTAAAGAAGTACCTGGATGGTACACGCTCAAGAGATGATAAGATGTATACTAAATCAGTATTGCTTTTTTCTTTGTTTATTGAGCATGTAAGTTTATTTAGTCAATTTTTAATTATGATGTCTTTTAATAAAGAGCTAAATTTGTTAAAAGGTATATCTAATGTTGTAGAAGCAACATCAAAAGAAGAAGAGATCCATGGTAACTTTGGAGCTGAAATTATTAATATTATTAAAAAAGAGAACCCTGAATGGTTTGATGAAGAGTTTAAAGAACTAATTTATTCTGCTTGTAAAAAAGCTTATACTGCTGAGTGTGGTATACTAGATTGGATCTTTGAAAAAGGTGAACTAAAATTTCTATCTAAGGAAACTATTCAGAACTTTATAAAAAACAGATTTAATAATTCTTTAGAAAAGATAGGTATGAAGTCAACCTTTGAAGTTGACAAACAACTATTAGAATCAACTGAGTGGTTTGATGTAGAGATTACAGCAACCAAAGAAGGAGACTTCTTTTACAAGAAGAGTGTTGATTATAATAAAAAAAGTAAGTCTATTACAGAAGATGATCTTTTTTAAATCTTTAACACCAAAAAAAGATGAAGTTTATAAAATTTTTTCTTATATGGTATAGTCAGCAAATGGCTATACCTTTTTGGATAATTGGTCATGTGCATTTACACTTTGCTACTTGGCACAACTTTTATGAATACGCACTGTCTATTTTTTTACACTTAATGGTGGCTATAGGCTTTTGGATTGATTGGAAACAAAACGGAAATAAAAACTAAAACAATATGGAATACAAAAAATACTATTGGTTAAATGAAGACAGTAGAACTTTCTTATCAAGAGGATATATAACAGAATCACCAGAGCAAAGAATTAAAGACATTGCAAATAAAGCAGAAAAGTATTTAAATATAAAAGGTTTTGCAGAAAAGTTTGAGGGTTATATGTCAAAAGGATATTACTCTTTATCTACACCGGTATGGATTAACTTTGGTAAGCAAAAGGGTTTACCCATTAGCTGTTACGGATCTAATATAGATGATAACTTAGATAGTATCCTGAATGCTGGTCGTGAAATTGGAATGATGTCTAAGTATGGAGGTGGAACTTCTGCTTACTTAGGAAACATTAGAGCAAGAGGAACAGAAATATCTACAGGCGGTTTTGCAGATGGACCAGTTCATTATGCTAAGATATATGACACTGTGGTGGATGTATGTAAACAATCTGAAGCTAGACGAGGAGCATGCGCAGCATACTTACCTGTAGAGCACTCTGATATTTTAGAGTTTTTAGACATTGGTACGGATGGTAATCCTATTCAAAATCTTCAATATGGTGTTACAGTTGGTAATGCCTGGATGGAAGAGATGAAAGCCGGAGACAAAAACAAACGTAAAGTTTGGGCTAAGATTATTCAAAACAGAAGTGAGATTGGATTTCCATACATAATGTTTAAAGATAACTCTAATAACAACTCTCCTTATAAAGAGATTGGTATGGAGATCACGGCTTCAAACTTATGTTCTGAGATTCAACTTCCTACAGATAGCTATAACTCTTTTGTATGTTGTTTAGGATCTATTAACTTATTACACTGGGACGAGATAAAAGAAACTGACGCAATTGAAACATATGTATATTTCTTAAATGCNGTNATGGATGAATTCATTATTAAGTCTGAGACTATGCCCGGTATGAANAGAGCATTTAACTTTGCTGAAAAACATAGAGCAATTGGCCTTGGTGTNTTAGGTTACCATTCATTATTTCAATCAAAGCTTCTTGAGTTTGACTCACTACAAGCTAAAGGATTAAACAGTGAGATATTTAGAACTCTTAAAGATAGAAGTGAGATTGCTTCTAGAGAGTTGCATAATGAGTATGGATATACATCTCTAAGAGAAGGGTATGCTAATACTACTCTTATGGCTATTGCTCCTACCAAGTCTAGTTCATTTATACACGGTGCTGTATCTATGGGTATAGAACCTATTAAATCTAACTACTTTATTAAAGATCTTGCTAAGTCTAAAACAGTATATAAAAATCCGTTTTTAGAAGCTGAACTAGAAAAGTATGATTTAAATAACAGTAAGACCTGGCAGTCTATACTTAAGAAAGATGGAAGTGTACAACATTTAGATTTTCCTAGTAAAGGAGTGTTCAAGTCTTTTGTTGAGATATCTCCTAAAGAGATTGTATTGCAAGCTGCTCAAAGACAAAAGTATATTGACCAGTCACAGTCATTAAACTTAATGATTGACCCATCTGTCTCAGCTAAAGATATTAATAAGTTGTATATGTATGCCTGGGAAGAAGGAGTTAAAACTTTATACTATCAGTTTAGTAAAAGTAGTGCACAGGATTTTGCACGTAATATATTAGAATGCTCAAGTTGTGAAGGATGATAAAAGATTTTAAAGTTTGGTGGAAAAGATTGCTAAAGCAAATGGTAAGGGATAGAAGATTATCCCCTGCTGAACGCTTAGGAACAAGAGTGGGTTACATGGGTGTAGGTTTTTTAATCTGCGCCCAATGGACCCTTGAGCCAGTATTATTTATAGTTGGTTTTATTTGTGTATTGATTCAAGTATCAATTCGTAGACAATGGAATTTAGTAGCTCTTCAACTTAATGGTTTACTAGCTTGGCTAATACATTTTATTATGGGCCTATAATAGTGATTGTTATTTTCTAAGCAAGCTTTGATTTTCTTTTTTTAAGTAGTCAACTTCTACTCTAAGGGCGTGAACTTCCGCAACTAGGTCTAAAACCTGCTGCCTTAATATATCCTTTTCTTTACCACTACTTTCTAATAAGTCTTCTAGGTTGGTAACCCTAGTTTTTAAATCATTTCTATATTGCACACCCTCATTGTTTTGTAATTCAAATCTTTTTTCTTCTATATTAGATTTTAGTTTAGCTTCAAAATATCTCCAAATAGAAGCGGAGCCTAAAACGCCTATAACAGCTAATATTATTTGCAGAAAATTGTCCATTGTGTATTATTTATTGTTGTGCAACCAATCATATTAATTTTTTTTAATTTTTGGCAATTGTTTGATTATAACAGGTTTAACTATAGGTTTAATTATAGGTTTAATTCGGGGTTTTGTTATTGGTTTTGTATGCATTACAGGTGGAACATAAGAATTTCTTATATTTATATTTGGAACAATGTAATTATTCCAATTTCTATATTGCCAGTTTTGTCTATAATGATATCTAAAAGGGTCATCCTGACGAAGTATTCTAAATTTAAAGTCTCTGACTGGAACAGCAAGAGTATCACCTTTCTCTGTTATTGTTAAAATACTTTTAATCTTATAACTAGTAGATATATTATATGTACCGCAAGATGAAAATGTTGCTAGTAATAATATTAATAAAATGAATAGTTTTTTCATAACTGTTAGAGTGTGACTTTAAACCCTATATAATAATATACACTATTTATATGGTATATAAAAAGAAAACTCCCTAGAATTACCTAGAGAGTTTAAACTTTTAATTAGCTAAAAACTTTTGTTCTTTTATTAAATTTTCCCATTTCTGTATACTATATAAAATAGGCATGGCATCTCGCCAAGCTTTGTTAACTTTTAGTTGACCTTTATTAGGTTTATTTTGATAAACATATTCTGAGTCAGCATAAAAACCATCTTTACCTTTAATTATATATCCGGCTGGTGTCCAGAAACTTAACTTTAAAGCTTCTCCTAAATTACCCAATGCTTTAGCAGAGACAATAGGTGACTTCGCCATTTGAAACATTTGTACAGGATCAATAAACAAAACAAGTTCTTTATAAAGTCTATCACCCTGGTACCTTGCCAAGTGTTTAAGTCTTTTTTTCGTATCATCATCATCAGCATCACCTGCTAAAACACTATCCATTATTGTATTTATTAAACTTACAGTCATCATAATGCTTATTTCACCCATCGTTCTATAGACTCCAAAGAGTTTATTGGATGCTCTTTGTTCTGCAAATCCACCACCTTGATCAGCTGTAACCTTTTTAAAACCTTCACCGAACTTTCTTATATCTCTATTACCGGCCCAGATCTGTTGTTTAGAATACGCTAAGAATTTCCAAAAGGATTTATACCTACCTTCCATCCAACCTAAGTTTTCATCAAAGTACTCTCCTTGAAATCTAGCTCTAATTGCGGGTGCAACCCATTTGTGAAACTGTGCTGCTAAATTACCTAATGTATAACTTTGTATAACCATTCTATCTTCTGCAGCATAGTTACCATGGATTTGTTTATTTACTTCACGCACTTTATTTCTAAAAGCATATCTCCATTTATCAGTATACTCTTCTATTGTACCATCTTTGTTTATTACTTTTGTAAACCCTTCAGGTAATGACAGCTCATGGGTTTGACCATTAAACTGCATTGCATCATATAATGATAATGTTTCACCAGTACTCTCATTAAGTACATCTGTATCCATTAGCATTGCTATACCAACTTTAGTTTGTACATTATATTCTGCAGCATCTTGCATAACATAACCCCAAGCTTTAAATCTTGACCATAAACTTTTTGTATCATTTTTTCTAGATGATTCACGTATGTCTGTTGAGTCATCCATCATTCTAAATAAATCTACAAAAGCTTCATACTTATTGTTAGCTTTATCAGGATCATAATCTGATTTGTTTAAACCCAGTAAACCTAACGTAGCAATGTCTGCTATATCACCAACACCACTACCTGTTCTTTGTATAATACCAGGTAGAGCTGTAACATTATACTCTTTACTTGCTCTAAAATAACTCTTCTTAGTAAAAAATCTACTACCCAACATTTCTATATTGTTGTTGATTCTACCCATCAAGTAGTTATTAAAGTTACCAAAAGGGTTAAACGCTACATATGCTAAAGAAGATTGTGATATTAATGCATTTGCAAACTTATCAAAAAATCCTTGGCTTACCAATTCATTGTCATAGTATACCATTGACATATATGCTTGCGCTCTTTTAAGCACGTTAGACTCTCCAGATGTTTCTTTAGTAAAACCTACTTTTTTTAGTATACCCGTTGATGTACGCCCAAGTAAAGTTGTGTTTTTATCTGAAGGACTGTATTCTTTATTTGTTATAACTCTTATTATTGCTGCTAAAGTATCTTCTATTTCACCCATTACTTCGTAATGCTCAGCCATAGCACTAAACTTCAATAAACTTGATCCTAAATCAGAACTTATTTCACCTACAGATGGTTGTATTCTTAATTTAGCAAGCCTTCCTTCAAGAACAGCTTTATCAGCTTTATATCTTTCCGGTGCCATNCTTCCTTTTTTATATNTATTTTCAAGATCTACAAGTTCCGCTTCTACTGCTTCTAGTGCACCATCTACTCTTGGACTTCCTGTAAAACCTACAGGCATAGAGTTTATAAAGTTTCCGTTTTCATCAAGCAAAACAGTTTTTTGCGTTGCTGTTTCAGTGACTAAGTTTTTAACTGATCTAACTGTACCAGCAAACATTTTGGTAAAGAATCCAGATTTATTTTTTATATCATCTAATAAAGTATCCCTTACCAAAGGCACCTTACCTAACATTTGTTGTCTTGTATTATCAGGAAGCTTTGCTAATAATTCTTTTTCATAGTATTGTATATAAATTTCATAGAATTCTCTCTGTGCAATTGATAAAGCATCTGTTTTAGTTGGATCAAATATAGCCTTGTATTTCTCACTACGCATGTCTTGCCCTAGTGTTCCATCTTCATTTATTGTAAATGGATTTGCAACTCTATACTTAACTTTAGGAAATAACCCTTTTGCATTTTTTTCTATTACACCTGTAGGATTACCATCTACATCATTTTCTGCTTTATTGTATCTAGTAGTGTCAAAGTATTTTAAAATAAATTGATCGTACTCCGCATCTTTAACTCCAATTTTTCTTTGCCACTTACCGTAAGTACCATTACTCACCCATGTTTCCCACTTTCGTCTTTCTTGTAAAAACTCATCTGTGTATCTGTGATATTCTCCATCTATTCTATTACCATTCTCATCAGATCTTTCAGCTCTCCAAAAATTTGAGTTTGCTCTTTTCTTTAAAGCTAAGTCAATATTATAATCTATATCTTCTTTTTTTGCTTTTAGAATGTCTTTAACATCTCTATACTGATACATATGACCATTGACATCTATTAAAGCTTGTCTTAATTCAAATTGTTTATCAGAATACAATCCTCCAATTTCTTTTACATAAGTACCTGCACGCTTTCCTTCTGAGTCAAAGTCAAGCATAAAGTCATATATTTGATTTTTACTTCTACCATCAAGCTTTAGCAATTTATTAGCAGCTGTGCTCAATACATTTTCTCTAAAAGCAATTTTATCTAAAAGGATTTGTTTTTGTTCTTTATATATTTTATCAATTACTGCAAGTAAAGTATCATCTTGAGTAGCTAGATCTCTAGTTAATAAATCTCCTGTACTAATATCATTACCTATTGTAAGTTCATCTATTAAATCTTGCTCAGTAAAACCTCCTTCAATACCAAACTTTTTGTTAGATCTGTTTTTGACTACTTCCTTAACAAAATTAAATATAGCATCATTTACAAGACCTTCTCGCCCTGCTTTTAATACACTACCTCCAACAAGTTTATTTCGTTCTAGTAGTAATTTAAATACTAATGTTTGTTGTGTTGCATTTAAATCTGGTGATTCACTAATATTATATAAGATTTCATAAGCAGATATAAACCTGTTAAAATTTAAAACATAACTAATAAATTCTCGTTTTGAAACGTTATTTGGATCAGATATATATGCAGTAAACTCTCTAATTTGTTTTAGAGCATCACTTAATAATGCAGAATATACTTTTGATTGCTCGTTAGGACCTTTATTCATCCCTTGATTAATGTATGCTAAGGTTCTAATTTGATAATCTCTTTGTTCTTTTTCAGTCTTATTAGTAAATACTGTTTTACCCTTAGAGTTTGCTGTTAATGCTTCTTGCATTGCAACAGAATAATTTTCTAATGTTGCATAAATAGCATTCACTTCACGCTGAGGTTTAGCCTCTACTGTGGTTTTTGTTTGAGATTTTGCATTAGGATCTTGATCTCCTCTGTATGAAGAGTTTTCTTGATTCTTAATAGCAGCATCCATTTTTTGCTTATTAAGATTATCTTTTGTAGATGGGATAAGCATATCTACATAGCGTCTGTTTTCACTTGGTAGAGTTTCTGTATGATCATAACTCCCTTCAAAATTCCAAGTACCTAAGTACTTTTGTTCTTTCCCTTTACCTTTTATATCAACTTTGATATGGAATGTAGAAGCAGACATATCACCTTCAGAAACAGTGTATCCCATATTTTCAAACATTCTTCTATATAGATTTACTTGTAGATTGTGTTGAGCATTTGTAGAAAGTCTATCTACTCCTTTTTGTTTTAGTTTACTATCAGCGGGTAATTCCCACGTTTTTCCTTCGTACCTAGTTTCTTCTCTAAAACCTGTTGCAGTAGGTTTTTTATATGTTTCAAGAATAGAATTTTTACTTGTTTTTAAATCTACTATTCTAATACTACCATCTGTTTCTATAATAATTAAATCTGCTGTACCAGCTATTTTTGTAGCTTTATCAAATACAATTACTTGAGATAAAGCAATACTACCAGGTGGCATTAAATCATTAATTATCACACCCATATCTTTAAATGCTTGTCTTGCCTGTTCTTCATTAAGAATTTTCATGTCTTTTATTATATCATCAAAATTCTCAAATGCTACAATAGCATCGGCTATGCGGTCAAGGTCATTACCCAGATCTAAATTTAATTCAACAGACTCAAGCTTTTCAGTATCTAATCTTTTACCCTCTTTAATCTTTTCATTCCATTCCTTAACAGCATCCTTACGTTTTTGACCAGTCAAGTTTTTGATAGCTTCTGCTTTAGCAATTTTAGCTTCACCCTCCTTATTGGTAAGCTGACCTTTTATTGCTGTAGTAGCTGATGTATATACCTCGCCATTAAGTATATCCATATAAGTATGAGACTTCTCATCAAACACCATGATGGTATCTGATTCATTTGCATTAGCAGCACTTACAGATAATGTTTCTAGTGGTTTACCCGGAGCATGTTTAGCCACATGCATAAGTTTGTCCACTATTTCTTTTTGTATACCATTTGCAGAATCTTTAGCTTTGTCTATAACCCTTTGCTTTTCGGGGCTTAAAGAATACTTTACTCTTATATCTTTACGGATATTAAGATCAAAGTTTATTGCTTCTGTATTTAAAAGTTTTGCAATGTCACTAAACGTTGCAGTAGAACTAATTTGAGAAATAGGTATGGATCCTCCCGTTATTAGTTCGTGAAAATTATTGATTACTGATTTTAACCACTCCAATGCTTCTTTAACTAAATTAACAAAAGAAGTTGTAGGTTTTGTTTCATATTCTTTTTTGAAGTGTCTAGCTAGAGCTTGAGTTACTATCTCCATATCTCTGTCTTGATTGCTAAACCTTTGGCTAGAACTGTATGCAGCTTTAATACCTTCTACCATTTCTGGGAAGTTATTTTTTGCTTCAGAAAGTAAGCCATTATATAATGTAGGATTCTCGTTTTGTATAGCATCTGTAAATGGATGTAATACTTCTTCTATAGCAATTTCATTTGTTACTCTACCCTTAACTAATATTACACGTCCTTGATAATAAAATGAATTTACATTATTAAAGCTTGAATCTTTTACTCTCTTTGATTTAGGAATGAGAGCATGCAGCTTTTTTGCTTCCTTAACACTTAAAACATTAATTGTTAACTGAGGAAATAGTTTACTAAGATGTGTTATAACAGAAACAGCTCTTGTTTGATCCCATGCTCGTGTTTTAGGAAGCATGTCTTTAGGTGTAATAACTTTAGGATCTATGCTTATATATCTAGTTAACGGATTTATAGCTTGAGTTCTTGTAACAACATTTTGTGGTATATTATTTATTTTAAGATACTGACTAATTAAGTTATCATGATATTTAAAAGCAGCTTTACTTGCTTGCCAATCACCTTTGAAGGTTCTTTTAACCATCATTCTGCCACCAAAGCTTACAATGTACCCTTTATCTTGTAAATTTTTTAATACACTTTCACCAAAAGATTTTTGTTTTAATGCGTAAGCTAACTTAGATTTTTTAGTATACTCTGCAGCTTCTGTTACAGTAGGAAATGCATCACTATCTTTAGTTTTTTGCCAAAGGTTAATTACGTTATTTGTTGCTATTTCAGTTTTATACACTGATTGCAACGCTTTATATTCCGCTGTATTTTTGTTAGGACACTTAGCCATAGTTTATTATTGTTATAGTATACAATTATTTATTTCATCCATGAAAACTTCTTCAGAAGTCATTTCATCTGTTGGTATATAAGTACCCTCATTAAAAGCCTTAATCATTTTACTGAAAGGATATAATTTTTGCTCACGCAATTTAGCCTTTTTTTCTGGGAAAGGTTCTATTTGCTCTTCCCAATATACTTCTAATGCAACGTTTACATCTGTTAAATCTGCTTCAAGCTCAAACTGCAAGTCTAATTGTAATTGTGCAGCACCCTCCATCTCTAAACTTTCAACTCTACTAGTTGGTTGTGTTGATTCAGATAAAGCTTTAAATGCCTCTGCAGCCTCTTCTGCTGTATCATACTCTCTATATAATCCACCTTCACCTTCTTCAGTGTCTNTGTAATATATTTCATTTGATCCACCAAAATATTCAAGCCCTTGTCCTAGAGAGTCAAATGCTATTTNTTCATTAGTTTGTTGTGTTGGTATTGTACCGCCTTCCATAACATCTATTTGTAGTAAAGCAACTATCGTAGCTCTGGCTTCAATATCTATTTTATCTTGAGTTAGAAGATCTCTT